GAGAACCATGGATTAACATCCATGGATCTCTCCTTATATATGATTGTGCGTCGTTTTACCGCGACGCCCGGCGATCATACATATTCATTGCAGATCTTGTTCTGCTCTTGTTCACTATATTAAGACGTGTTGAATAGGGGTAGAACCCCCTAATCACATTTGCTTTGTATATTCAAGAGACCTGTAGTTCAGATTAACGTTTAAACTACAGATTATAAGAATGTAATTAATATGATATTCAGTTACCAATCCGAAAAATAAATAACGGAAGTTAAAGAGATGATTGTTTCAGTAACACAGTTGTAGCTGTTGTGTATCAAAATTTAACCGTTTTGTCAAAACACTTTTACTATCACCCCGAAGAGTCAACTTCGTATGTAAATCAACCCCTTTTTATGCTGTTCCTTGTAAGTTCGCTAAGAATGCGCGAGTCGCTTCTTGGTCCTAGTATAGAATTTTAAATTTCATGAATTGACGTGAAATGACTGAATTATTAAAGCTTGTTTGGCTTTGTTACTCGGTGGAATCCCACCATTGTGTATTGATTTCGTTTTAACCATCTTCACCCGCAGCAGGGTTGAACGAAGATGTAGATCTAACAAACACAGTGGAAGAATCGGACCACTAGGTGCAATTAAGCGAACACTACCCGCCCAAGCTATAAGTAAACGATATATGAGACATTATGCAAGTTTACCACGTGAATACCTGAGCGTGGAGGTCTGGTCACCTAAATTTTCCTTGCCTATGTTGTCGAGTTGAGTGTTTTTCGATAGTTGTTTTATTGATATGACTGAGACGAGAAGTTCTTGGTTTAGTTTAGCCCGTAGAGGTTAGCATTCATTCCCACTTAAATTATGAAAAGTCCCCGTGGAGAGGTATCAAATTTAAACGACCTGGGAATCTGGCTAGTATCTTTTTTGATGCTAGTTGCAGTCGTTAGTGCAGAAGAATTCGAATTTTCTTACGTTCTTGAAGAGGCTGGTTGCGATAAGCAGCCTGTCCCCATTCAGTTTCGTTTTGAAATGCCGTTGGTTATTTGTGCTACTATTAGTTTTATCGTCTTTGCCTTTTACTTGGCTAAGACAAAACGTTTTTTACTGTTGAACTATAACAGAAAGAGCGTTCTTCCTTTACTACTTTTGACATACGATCAATGGTTTCGTACATGGAGTCCTTTTTACAAAGGATGTCTATTGATCAATTGTATAGTGCTCTACCGTTGTTGCCTTGAGACCTTTTTCTTATCCAGTCAAAATGGCTATGGTAAGAGCAAGTACATTGCTCGCCAAAATAATGCCAGAAAGGCCTATGAAAGGAAAGAACTCGCCCGACGGAAAAAGGAAGCTTCCGTCGCTGAGAATAAGGAGAAAATGCGCGTAAAAAACGTTAATAAACCTTTAGAATCTCAAGGAGGAATTGATAGGTCGTTCAATTCCTCATATGGTATATCCGACAAGATTACCAGCTTCTTTAAAATCAGTCGAATTAAGTTTGGCAAACTCAAGCTAGATTACAATCTTGCTTTGCCTACTTGGATTACTGGTTTCTCAGGATTTAGTCGCACAAAGAACGAAGAAGTGAAGCAAGAATACTCTTTTGCTTTACCCAGCATTAATTGGAATATTTTTTCTTTCAAACGCTGGTCTTTTCGTTCCGGAATGCGCAAATCCTGTTATTCCAATTGGAATTTCTCCACCGAATTCACCGATATGTTTAAAGACAATTGGATAGAATTCAAAACGATTTTACGCGAATTTAACTTTGCTTTGGCTGATTTTGATTTTACAGATATTATATCTAAATATTGGACAATGGTAAAGGAGAGTGAAATATTCGCCGAACTGACCTATCTATTCCGTATGGTCATTTCATTAGGTTTTATGAAAAAGATCGATTGGGCTTACAAAGGAGCTTCTATGATTGTTTTGGAACCATTGAGACAACAAGTTTCTTTCGTCCAACTCCTTGAAAAGACCGGTGGATTTTGTAAATTATTCATTAGCAAGTTGTATTTAGCTGTTGAGTTAGGAAGTTTTGAACACTTCTTCACTTCTGAAGCAAAAAACGCTTACGATGATAGATACACTTTCATCATATCCCAAAAGGTTCACGTTGATCTAGGCCGCAAAGCTGAAGTCGACGATGAACTTTATGATCGCTATGTTCATGAATGCATTGAAACTACTTTGTCATTCTTGAGCACATGTAAGCCAAGTGAGAGAAGTTATTACTCATCAAGGCTTGCAGTTTTGCGGAATATCCAATCTTCGCGAACTTTATCAAAGAAAGAAGGTATTCGTATTAAACCGTATGCTCTGAACTTTTTTGGTGACTCCGGAGTTGGAAAAACCGCTATCGCCAACGCGGTAACCCGTTACGCATTGGAGTCTAATGGTTATGATTCTAGTCCTCGTGCTGTGGTATCTTTAAACACCGAAGACAAATTTCAATCTGAATTTTCCACGTATCATGAAGGAGTCATCTTTGACGACTTGTGTAACACCACATTGGATAGAACAGATGGATCACCCACAACTCCCATCATTATGTTCTTAAACAACAATTCCATGGCAGCCCTTAATGCCAATGCCGAGATGAAAGGCAAAGTTATGATTGAACCAAAAGTGGTTACTGTGACAACGAACGTCAAGGATTTGATGTGTAACCAGTTGTCCAATGATCCACTTTCAATTGTGCGTCGTTTTGAGGCCACAATTACTCAGCGTGTTAAACCTGAGTATTGCAAATCCGGCACCAAAATGTTGGACCCCTCTTCGATTACCCATATGGCCAAGGATTACTTTCCGGACTATGCTTTGTTTACTGTCGAAACACCCCGTTACCGGGACAACACTACAGGCGACAAGTTTAAGTCTGGGAAAACACGTAGTATCGTTTACTCCCCAATCATGTTTGAAGGTAAACCCATGGAGGATATTGACATGAGAACTTTATTGCGTTGGATTAGAGTTAGTTCTGCCGACCATTTCGCCCAGCAAAAGGCTTTCGTTGAGACACAACAAGGATTAACTGACATGAAATTGTGTGAATGCGGAATGCCAAAAGAAATGTGCAGCTGCGCATTCGAATCTCAAGGAGGAATTTCTTCCATGTTTGAAGTTGTTGCGTATCTTACTGCATTGGAACTTCGCTGTATCACGTGGTTGAATAATTTCTTACAAGCTCTGATTGTTTCCCAGTATGGATCGGCTATTGTTGCTTATCTTATGAGAGACAAGTTGAAAGAAATTGTTAAGGATAGTATTGAATACTACATTATTGGTGTTATCATGATACTTGGATGCGACGCAGTGGCGCATATGAGAGGTTCTTGGATGTTCCTTTTATTTACGTGCACTTACGCTTCCTATGTTTTCGGTCGTTTCCGCATGATCCGCTGTAGTGTTATTAAAAGATTTGCAAATGTACCTCTGCCTTCTCAATATATTAAGAGTTTGAGTTGGAAGACTAAGATGCAGTTTGTTTACTTTTTGGTTACGTGTGGAATTTGGGGTATTTTGATTAAGTTAGCTAAGAGATGGAAGGAACTGCCTTCTGCTCAAGCCTCAAAACCAGTTCCCATCCTGGTTAACATGAAACCTTGGCACGGTGAAACCGAACACTGGGATGCCGCTACTCGTGAGCGCAAGTATAAGTTTGGTGATGCAGGTATCAGTGAAAAATCGCGGACCATTACCACTGAAAACCTTACTCAACTAGTTGGAAATAAGTTGATGATTATTCAGAAAGACAATGGGAAGTTTTGCAACGTTATACCTTTGAAGAGTAATGTCCTATTGTTACCCAGTCACATGGTTGGTTCTAAGACAGAGTTTGCGACTTTGTCTAAAATAGGAGGACACACTTTTCAGAATATGCCATTGGATAGTGCAACGACTGTTCGATTGCCAGGTACAGATTTTTGTGTATGGCATTGTCCAGGTGCAGGGTTGCATAAAGACATCATCGAATATTACCCTAAAGATATTGATGAAGGCAAAAAAGTTGAATGTTTTACTGTGTTCAATAAGGAAGGTGAACTCGTCAAGTATCCAAAAATGATAGGTACGAGAGGGCGCGTTGTAACCACTGAAGGAGGAATGTTTCAGGGATTAAAATATTCTTTCCCCGTTGAAACTCAGGGAGGTATGTGCATGTCAACACTTATCGCAGAAGTGAGAGGTATGCCTTGTATTGTTGGCCATCACTTGGCCGGAAGCGGTCTTAATGGTGCGGCCGGCATTGTAACTCGAAAGCAGCTCTATGACGCCATAGAAATTCTGGAAAAGCGTCCAGGAATTTTGGCCTCACATTCTGCTACGCCACTCAAGACTAATTCCATGGGTATTGAGTTTGGACCTATGAAAGCTCCGCATGATAAGTGTCCTACTAATGATCTTGAGTCCACTGCGAAAATCCACATTTACGGAGCTCATTCTGCGAAATCTGGACGTAGTCCTCGCAGTAGAGTTGTAACTTCTTTAATTTCTGATGCCGTGACGGAGATTATGGGCATTGAGAAGAAGCATGAAAAACCTAAGGGGATGGGTGACATGAGACACAAGGTTGTAGATTTGGAAGGTAAAACTAATACCGCCACTAAGTTTCAATCTGATTTGGTGCAGAAATCTGTGATAGATTATTCTGTCCAGCTTGAATCCATTTCCAAAGAAGAGCTTGCTCAGGTTGGTATTATATCAGATGATGTCAATCTTTCTGGTTTTGATGGTGCATTGGGTTTTAATGCCATGAATTGTTCTACTTCTATTGGTTTTCCTGGGAGAGGACCGAAAACACAATTCATTTCCAAATCAGAACGTCAAGTTCCGGGAATTTCATGCCCCCGTGATATGGAAGAGTCAATTTTTTCTGAAGTTGCAGAGATGGAGGAATGTTTGCTTAAGGGTGAGCGCATAAATTCTGTCTTTAAAGCTTCATTGAAAGATGAGCCCCAGAAAATGACCAAGGATAAGGTCAGGGTTTTTGCAGCAGGGAGCCTTCCTTTTACTTTCCTCACTCGGAAATATTACCTGCCGCTCGCTGCTTTGGTCCAGCGTAATAAGATCATAACTGAATGTGCAGTTGGTGTAGTTGTTCAATCACCCGAATGGACTGAATTATACAAGCACATTGGCAAGTATGGCTGGGAACGTGCTATCGCTGGCGATTATGCCAAATTTGATGCACGAATGAGTCCTCAGTTCATGCTTGCTGCCTTCAAGATTTTAATCAATCTTGCCGAGAAGAGTGGGAATTTTAGCAAAGAAGATCTCATTATCATGAAGGGAATTGCGATGGAGATTACATATCCCACTTATGATTTCTTTGGCACTCTTGTTCAATTCTCGGGTTCCAACCCCTCCGGACATCCTTTGACTGTCATCATCAATAGTATCGTAAATTCTTTGTATTTGCGGTACACTTATTATGCCATTGCACGTGAAAAGAGATGGATGCGTACTCCTCGATTTAGTGAAGTAATGTCACTCATGACTTATGGTGACGATATGATTTCCACTGTGAAACAAGGATATAGTGTGATCAATCACACGGCAATTGCGGAGAAGTTTGCTGAGGTTGGGATTAAATACACTATGGCTGATAAGGAAGCTGAGTCAATTCCTTACGTCAATCTGAACGATGCTTCCTTCCTCAAACATTTTGCCAAAGAGGATAAGGAACTTGGAGTTTTCAGATCACCCGTGGAGGCAGATTCTATAGCAAAGATGTTGCACACACATTTGGAATCTGATGTTTTGAAGATGGAACATTCTAGTGGAGAAGCAATTCAGAATGTAGCACTTAAATATTTTGAGTTTGGCCGTGAGGTGTACACTGAACGCAGATTGCAACTTCAGGAAGTGGCACATGTTGCAGGAATTCAAGGATACGTTGGACCCATCATGACTTATGATGAACGTATTCAGTGGTATCGAGAAAAATTTGAACTCGATTTGGTCCCTACAGCTTAATACCGGGGCTTTGTACTGGTATACACCGTAACTATGCGTTGTATAAGCTAAAAATAGTTGTTTGCGTTTGTATAACGCACATATATGTTAGGTTCTGAATTACCTTTGTTTTGTGGACAGCTACGTAAATAGTCATGTATATATCCGTTTTTTAGCGGAGGGGTGACGCCCAACAAAATAGCACTTTTATGTTGTCGATTGATGTACCGCACATAATATTTATAAATAACATTACTACTTTAAATACAATAATGGAGGACGATGCCCTCCGTAAAAGCATCGAAACTAATATCGCTTTGCGAAGAATCCACCGAGTCAAATCTTTTGACGAGTTGGAAGAGGTTTCACGCCTCAGGTCCAGTAATAGGGATCTAAAAGATAAACTTGCCAAGAAGTACCGGCATGTGTCTCAGTTGAGGAAGAGGATTTTCCAACTTGAGAATCGTGTTCTTGTCTCGCAATCGGGTGTTGTATCTGATGATCAACCTCCACCCGGAGTGAAAGAAACAGAAGTTGCTCCAATGACCACAGAGCAGATAACTTCTTTCGCAGACCAAGATGCCGGTTGGGCTACCGAGAAAGTAGGTTATTATGATCCTACCATGGATCTCGCAAATAACTCGGATAGCGAGTTGGGAAATTTCCTGAAACGACCCATTCGTCAATCTGCGCAAACTTGGATAGTTGGACAACCCTTTTTCTATAAGTTCAACCCATGGACTCAATTTTGTGAGAATCCCTTTGTTCGAGATAAGATTAAGAATTACGAACTGCTTCGCATGAAGTTGCACGTCAAGACTATTATCTCAGGAACGAAATTCCATTACGGTCGTTCTTTGGTTTCATATAATCCTTATACTGCTGGTGACCAGGTAACCAAGGATAGGAATTTTATTCCACAGGATTTGATTTCCGCATCCCAAAAACCACACTTTTTCTTGAATCCCACTAAGAATACGGGAGGAGAACTTTGTTTACCATTCTTTTGGCCGAATAATTATTTTAGTATTCCGGCTGCAAATTATAGAGAAATGGGGGACATTACTATATCCTCTTTTGGTAACCTCCTCCATGCAAATGGTGGAGATGATCCTGTGACTATAACTACTTATATTTGGGCTGAAGACATTGTTCTCACCATTCCTACTACTTCTGAACCTCCACTTCAATCGCAGAGTGGTAGACGTGGAAAAAAGGCTTCTGATTCTGATCGAGCTAGTACTATTAATGCTCGGGATGAATATGGGACAGGAATTATTTCTAAACCTGCCGCAGCGGTTGCCAAAGCAGCTGGTGCATTAGCACGGCTCCCTATGATTGGCCCATATATGACGGCTACTCAAATCGGAGCTTCCGCGACAAGCCGGGTTGCACAATTGTTTGGGTATTCACGACCTAATATTATTACTGATATCCAACAATTTAAGCCTAGTCCCACCGGAAATCTTGCCAACACTGATGCTGCTGATGGTGCTATGAAGCTTACTTTAGATAGTAAAGCCGAACTAACTGTCGATTCACGTACTGTTGGTCTTGATGGAACTGATGAGATGGGTATTCTCGATTACGTAAAGAGAGAATCTTATCTTACCCAATTCACATGGAACGCCAACGATTCACCTGATTCACTATTATGGACCACACGGATTTTACCTCAGCAATTGGATAATGTTCAGGGCGAAATTCACATGACGCCCCTCGCTCATATGGCGACTTGTTTTGAACAGTGGCAAGGTTCGATCAAATTTCGATTTCAAGTCGTGAAAAGTGATTTCCACAAAGGTCGTATTTTGACCAGGTGGGATCCGAACCAATTCACTACTGCAATTAACTATAATACAAATTATTCTCGTGTTATAGATATTGCGGAAACCGATGATTTTGAAATCGTTGTTGGCTGGGGACAGGCGGTACCTTGGTTACAGTGTGGAGAACCATTCACCACAGGTTCTAATTTTGGGACAGTGAGAATATCTACTGATGTCAATGAAAGCAATGGAGTTTTGGAGTTGCTCGTCCTTAATCACCTTGTGTGTCCGAGTGTTGACTCCCCCATTAGCATTAATGTGTTCGTATCCGCTTGTGATGATTTCAAATTGGCTGGTCCCACGAATGAGAAACTTAATTCTTTCCATTTATTTCCTGATCCTATTGGAGATGCTGAAAGACAAACGGAAATTTTGGAATCTCAAAGTGGATCTCCTAATACCGAAACTGGGGAGATTACTGAATCGGATAAACCCACAGGACCCAATGAGTTGATGACCATTGCTAGTAAGTCCAATCAAGAAGATTCCACTTATCTTGTTTATTACGGTGATCCTCCGTGTTCCATCCGCGAATTGTGTAAACGTTATGCCTTTACTCGCTTTTGGTATCCGACTAACGCAAATGAAGAAGCTATTCGCGTCAACATTTTGAGGAATAAGAACATGCCGTATTATCCTGGTTACGACCCAGGAGGCATTGACAGAGGTGTAAGTGGTGAAACATTCATGACAGTTGGTCCAACTAGTTTTAGTTCTTGGTTCACGCCTTCTTATGCGGGTGTGAGAGGATCATACAGGAAGAAATACTGTTTTTCTGCCCCGACAACTAGGCAGACTCCCCTTGTCTCTCGCACTGATTACAAGGGAGTTAACAACGGTGTTTATACTACTAACGAGGTGAATATACAAGCAGGTAACACAGTCGTTCAGAAAACTTTGAGTTCACGTTTTGCAAATAACTCGCAGAACGGGAGTGCCGCTACTAATTTGGGTATTAACAATACTATTGAAGTGGAACTTCCTTATTACCGGCCTAAGAGGTTTTCAGCAGCACGAACTATTTCAGCACAGGTGTTGGACTGTAATTCACACACTGTCACGTCTACCGACGTCAATGCACCCTTACTTGTTGCGAACCCTGTACGGTATTCGACTGCTTATCAGCAGTATGATGCGGTTGGTGAAGATTGGTCTTTATTCTTCTTTACTGGGGTCCCCGTTTATTACAGGTACATCCTGGATGAAACTTCTACTTAGGCGATTTTTCATTTATATTATATAATTCATATAAATTTCACAGATTCTGTGTCGTAAGAATCTTACTTCTGTGATCTTATTTTTAAAGATTCAATAATGCATATGCAACTATGGAAACATAGGTATGTGTATAATCGTGCATGTGACCTGCACGTATGCTACTAGCGTAGCATGAGAACATTTCTCGCTCTTTAAGAGCAACTTGGTATTTTACCTCGGGAATGTTCTCGAGGCTTTTAGCTAGGTTGCACCTTTAAGAGTCAGACGTTCTCGCCTGTACATAAGGTCAAATCTTG